CTGATCAATTAAATTATTGATATTAGCAATAGTTTCCATATTAATAGTTTTATTATTTATATGTTTTATAAGAGTATCCTTTAATCTATTAAGAGCCAAGATAGCCTCTCTGCTAGCCCCGCCCATAAACCAATTACTAAAACTTTTAAGTGAATCATCTATATTTGTAAAAAAACTAAGAATATAATCTATTACTGGCTGAGTAAGTCCAGTATTTACATCGGCGCCCGGAATAGCATCTTGAGCTAAAACAATTTTACAAAGATTCAAAATATCATTGCCGAATTTTCCTTTTGGAGTCTTCTTAACAACGTCTTCAATCATCTTATGAGCATCTTCTTGATCTTCAACGGTGCAATCACCTTCCATGTCTGGAAGGGTCACACTACCTTCGGGGTGCGCTTGATCCATGATTGTCTCGGCGTGCTTCAAAGTTAGAAATTTAGATTCAAGGTCATTGGCGTAGGACATAAATCCTTGCGCGCGCAAGCCTGAGCATAATCTTAAAATATTCTGAGTTAAATCTTTGGTTGGAGCAAGGGAAGGGGCAGGCTTGGCTGCAGCTTCTTTCTTAATCTCATCATTTTTAATAAGACCTTTGGCTACGGCAAGACGCTCTAAAGAGCGAAAAACGGGAGAATCTTCAAATTTAGTATTTTTATAGGTCATATGGCTATCCTCAAAAGATTAGTTAATCTATAATATGCGTAGTTATAGATACTCCCTTATTATTTATTATATTTTTTTTGGCTGCGCGCTTAAAACGTAAAGCATGCATGGCACAATATCGAATATTATTAATTATATGATATTTGTGCTTCAATCCTTCTCGATCACAGTCTAACGCATTGCATTTTAATTCACCAGAAGCCAAGGATATTGCTTGTCGTTTTTCCCAGGCTGATTTGGCACTTGCCGCTTTGTTTCCTTTTGTTTCTTCCGAGTCTTTACTCCCGAGATGAGCCTCCGACATTTTTTGTCTTAATTCTGGCGTGTATTCCAGCGGCTTATCAAGACGAGCCTTGCTTAAAGTTTGAAGTTGTTCTGGCGTTCGTTTGGTGCCTTGGGCGGGATGACCTTGAGTAGCAATTTGATTGAGAGTTGCTCGTCTAATTTTTTCGATAGTTTCGGGAGAGTGATTCCCGCGTATTCCGCCTAAACCACCTATTTTAGAATTATACCCCTTATCTTTATTTCTGCTTTCATATTGAATAATTAAAAGGGTTTCTGTTTCATCGGCATCTTCTTGTGTTTGACAGCTTGCGATTATTTCAAATATAAAATTTTCTACTCCATATTTTGCCATAGCCCGATGAATATACTGTCCGGTTTGCTCTGGTTTTTTGGCAAAATATTTGTGCTGACTCCACCTACGATTGCTGTTGGATTGACCTATGTAATTTTTACCGTTTAAAATGTTAGTAATCTTGTATAAATGATGCATGTGAGCACCTCCTACAGCATATATAACACCGAAAAATGAAGTGTAAAGTCTAGTACCAAAGTAGCTCGATCATTGTACTCATACTCGTAGGAGGCGCCGTCACCATTGCCACAGCAGGGTGCTTATCCGAAGGTCGTCTCGTCGTAAATAATCCAGTCTCACTTACATACAAATTGGCTTTAACCGGATAAACCTGATTGCTCTCATATTGATCAGTCTGCAAAAACATTCTATTAAACCAGACGGTAACTCTTCCTGAGGCAATGGTACTATCATCACCAGGAATATTAGGAACCTGATAGGTATAATTAACAACAGTTCTGACTGCATTGGGGGTACCGCTTCCAGTTAAATCAAAATTTAATGGAGTTCCCGCCAAGAATACAATAACTCCATTAGTTGGAATTAATTGAACCTTAACTGTTGATTGAAAGCTAGATGATGCTACATAAGCATGTACCAGCTCAGCCTTACTATCTACCGGAAGAACTAGTGTGCTTCCAGATAAAGCTGGATTTGTACAAGAAATAATAACTTCTTCATTCCAAGCTACGGAGCTAAATGATTTTGTTTTAACGTCATCGATAATGCCTAAGGGCGCAGTGCCATTAGAAACGGTTACCATTACCTGATTGCCTATAACGGTAAGCTCAGCACATTGCCCAGGCTGAAATTCAGCGCTCGGATCTACGATAAATGAGGCTGGAAGGGCGTTTCCGACTTGAACCAAGCGAAGAATTTAAATACCCGTAATCATTACGTATTTCAACTTAATGCCTTTCTTTAAAATAATGTAAATTTTGTTATTTTTAAACTCTGTACTAGACATAAAACTCACAATCTCTTTGTTATATACCGATGCTACAATTTATTTGCCCAGAAAATATCAAAAATATTTAGATTTCAAAGAATACATAAATAAAAATGAGGCTGATTACTCAGCCTCATAATTTAATCGTCTTCGAATGTTTTATCTAGTGAGTCTTCTCTGACCGTAATACCATCTGATATGTCTAAATTTAGAAGATCGTCCGCATAACTTTTATCATTAGAATAGTTGTTGAAAACAGAACCGTGATTTTTTAAATTTCTCAGCATTTGAGCTGGAGACAAATTAATATTTTTATCTTTTTTCGTTTTCTTCTTTATGCTTTTTTTTTAGCTAATTTATTGTTTAAAGATGATGCGATTGATTTGAATCCAAGATACTCTTTTGAAGCTAATGCCTTTGGTTCAACAAATAATTCTTGTTCTAAAGGATTTTCATCAAGATCCTCTAATGCCGCTATTAAATCAGCATCAGGATCTTCAACAACCGGATTTCTTTCTTTCATATCTTCCATAGATAACCAACCCTCTGGGGTTTGAAATCTAGTTTTGTTTTTGCTTGCGTCATTTTCATCGGCTGACTCTTCTCCAGCTAATTTAGCCAGAATTTTAGTAACCATATCGGCTTCAACCAGATGTCCGGTATCATCAAGGAGTTCTGCCGCTGCGCTAAGGTAGTCAGCTACCTTAGCGATTTTGTCAAAACTAAACTTATTTTCCATTCTATTAGAAATTAAGCCAGTCTCCATTGATGAGGCAAGCTCCTTTTCGAAGCTTCCCAATTTAAACATTTTGGTACCCATAATTTACCTTATTTTTTAGATGAAGATGGCTTAGAACCCGCTGGCTTCTTCTTAGAATCTGATTTAGCAGAAGAAGATGGCTTCTTAGAATCTGCCTTAGCTTTTGGTGAGCTTGCGCCCGAGCCAGCTGGCTTCTTCTTGGCAAAAGGATTCTTCTTCTTTTTCTTGTCTAATTTTTTCTTAGAAGACGCAGTGTCTTTCTTTGCTTTTGCTTCTGCGACAAAGCTTGCAATTCTGAAGCTAAGGGAGGCGGTTTTTTCAAAACCAGCTGCATCTAAAGCTGCGGATGCGGTAAGAAGATTGGCGTCGGCTGCCTCTAATGCCAATGAGGCGTCATCTGCGGCTGAATCGTCTTCGTCCCCATCTTCGTCAGTATCGGCGTCATTATCGTCATCGGCGTCGTCTGCAGAACAATTATCTTCTGCCTCATCTTCTGGATCTGAAGATTTTGCATCATTATCATCAACATGATCGTCTGCGCAGTTTAAGTCTGCGCAAGGTTCAGCCTTGACATAGTTTAAGTTAAATAATGACTTCATGTCATCACTTTCAAGTTGCTCGCTCATCGCTAATGCGACTAAATCTGAAACATTACTATTTTTCATTGTGCTTTTATCCTTTAAATATTAGAATGATCTCTTAGGTGACTTTGAGAAAGCCGCTGAAAGTTGTGTATAAAGAGTTCCGTTATCCGAATCAACCGAAGTCATTTCGCCTGAACCCAAACCAACTTGTGGCATGTGCCCTGAAGCTGCGTTCTTGACAGTTGGAGCGTGCTTCGCGATGACACGTTTAAAGCTTTCGATGTTTTCATCGTTCCACTTCATAATTTCATCAACTTGAGCGGAAACTGCGCCACGTTCGCTGGCAAGTAATTCACGAGCAACCATTTCATTTGCAATTTCATAAGCTCTTGCAATCTTAACTTTATAGGTCGTCATCTCTTCTTCGGCTTGTGCCTTTGCATGATCTTTTACAAGCTCGCTTGCAAATTCAGATCCGCCTTCGGCATCCTTGTAGTAACTCTTCCAGTAAGCGACTGCATCAGAATCAAGACCATTAGCAATTAATGCTGGGAAGTCAGTCTCTGGATCCAATCTACCTTCTTTGACAAGTTTTGCAATTGCGGCAGCTTCTTTACGAACCTTTGGTGGAGCTTCTGCTTGATCAAGAAGAGCCTTGTGCTTGTCTTGAACCGTATGGAAACTTCCAAGATCGCCTTGAGACTTATTATCAATTCCGCCTGGAGAAAGGTCAAGTCCGACACTATGCGCCGTATCAAGCATTGAATTAAACTTCATTTCAGCTGCAAGTTTTGCTCTTGCTGCGATTCTACCAGCTTTAGTTGAAATATCGAATGAAGCAACTTTAACTTCTGCGGCTGGGTTTGCTTTAGAAACTTCTGCGGCCATTGCTGCGTTTTCAACCGTAACAGCGTCATTAGTATCTACGAATGCGAATGCATCGTTTGATTCTAAATCGTCAGCTAACATGCTGTAAAGTGCGTCATCAGACTCATCAGCCTCTGAACTATCTGCAAGATCTGCATCTAATGCATCAACTGCGCTATTAGTTTCATTTAACATGTTAAATAATTCGTGTTTTTCCTCTGATGGCATTGACATATGATCTCCATGTGCTCTTTTATTAAGTTGTGCTGCTTCTTCGGCTGCGCGCTTAACGATAGCTTGTGTGCCACGAGCATATTTGACAAATGCACCAAGTAATTTAAATGAATCTGCAAGCGCACTCTTTGCTTGTACGAAAGTTTCGGCGCTAACTGATTCGATAAATTCACGATTATCATTAGTAACTAAGTTATTGTCATAAAGAGAAACAACTTGGTTTAATTCGCCTTCAACATCGTTCAATCCTGCGACAGCTTCTTTACATGCAGCAATTAATGCCCCATTAAGTTCTCTTCTCATACCTTGAAGAGCTGCGGTGGAAACTTGACCATCTTCAGCCGCTTGCATTTTATCCATGCCGGCTTCGCCCATTTCTTCTTTTTCGCCAGTAAGAGCTTTAACTGATTCATGTAAATCAGATGAAAGATTCTTTACTTGTTCTGAAAGTTCAAGTGCGGTTTGCTTTGGATCACCTTCAGCGCCAGTATCTTCTGCGCCTTCTGCTGGAGCTGCGTCTCCGAATGGAGCTGCTGGAGGTGCGCCTGCTGCTGGAGGAGCGCCGGCTTCGCCTTCTGCTCTTTTGTATAGAGACTTGACTGCATCAGCGCCTTGAACTTTAACTTTACCGATTAAGTCTTTGCCGAAAGATTCGGTTGCGACGGCAGAGTATAATGCTTCTGGACGACCGCCAGAAATGTCATTGACAGATGCGGTAAGAAGAAGTTTATCACCAAGGAAAACTTCCCATGCGCTCTTGCCTAAGTCATGTGATCCATCAGCCTTAGAAGCTTTAATAAATCTTGCCTTAAGAGATGCTCTTGAAAGTAATTCTTTGCGCTTTAACTCATCTTTTTGAGCTACGCTAGATGGAGATGGGTGCATACCATCAACGGCGCCGACATCTGGAAATGGCTTTTGACCTTCCATGTGTTTATCTCCGCTTTCACGAAGCTTATCTTGCATTGGATCGACTGGATATTGTCTTTTGCCTGGAGTTGGAGTCTCTTCCTTTGCGCCTTGGAAGTGAGCCTCTTTAATGGCTGCTTCTTTCTTCTTCTCTAAAGCGGTCTTAGCTGCTACGGCAAGACCTTGACGACGCATTGCTCTTTCTTCAGCGGTCGCGCGGGCAAGAAGTTTCTTTGCTTCTAGATCGCCTGGGAACAATGCATCAACTGGTCCAGTTGGGTGAGTTTCCATTTGTTTGTCACCATGCTCACGAAGTTTTTCGTTGAGTGGATCCACTGCGTATCTAGGTGTGCCAGGAGTTGGCTCATTTACGTCGCCAGCGCCTTGAAAATAAGCGTTTTTGTTTAAATTATCCTTTGATCCTGACATAATTTCCTCTTGTGTATCTGTAATATTATTTGCTAACTTGTCTAATTCGTGTGTCATTTGTATTAACTTGCTTTCAATAGATGTTTTTAACTGTGCAAGCTTAATAGTTAAGTCTTTTAATTCGCCGCTTGCGAATCTTTGCACCGGTGGCGCTAAACTTAAATCCGTTGATTCGGTGTCAGTTTCAGCCATGGCAACAGTGCTGCCCGATTGATTAGATGCTGTATCATTAGTATCTGTTTCTATATTTTCTTCATTTAGTGAAGAATTAATAGTTGCAAAGCTTTCAAAGGCTAAAGCTACATCAGCTTTAAGCTTATCTAAGCTGTTCATTTGTAATGGTTGAGATAATTTATGAATTTCAGCTTCTTTGCTATCAACATAGGCATTTAAGCTGTTTGCTGCGGCAATAATGTGTTTAATTTTAGCTTGTGGGTCGGCACCATTAACAACAATTGATAATTCAATCGGATTTAAATCTACGTTAATTTCACCGTAGCAAGTTCTGTTCTTCATATGATTACAGAAGTCTGCTTCAGTTCTAGCGACACGATGACATCCATCTTCAGTACAAATGGCTCTGCCAACGGCAGTTCCCATGGAAACGCAATTAGAAACTCCGGTTGCTACTTTTTTAGCCAACTCAGGATAATTTTGCTTGTCTAATGCGCAAAGAGCGATAACTCTTTTAAGAGAGCGATCGTAATAGGTATCAACAATAATGCCTCTAACGTGATCGACAGAGCTAGACTTGTGGTCGATACATAGAGGCTTTCCTACCCATTTCTTATATGCTTTAACTAATTCTTCTTCTGGAAAAATATCTCCATTAGAATTTTTATAAGGCTTAATGGCTTTGTCATTAGTCACCCAGCGATAACTGCCGCCAGTTTTATCCCAATGAGCTTTTACTAATTCGCCAGTAGAAGTTAATTTGGGAGTTCCATCATCATTAACTGTTGCGGCTTCTGCAGCGTGCATCATTACGGCAGAAAAATATAAAAAGTCATCAGCCTTAGGAGCAATACGCTTAAGGTTAGAAGCCATCTTTCTAAAATCTTCAAGAATTTTAGAATCTACAATTACTGAATTAAAATCCTGAATGTTACTAGGATTGATATCTAAAAGCTCACCTATTTTAATAAAGGGCATTAATTATTTCTCCAGCTTACTGCTGTTATTTGGCTCGTTTTGTTCTTGAGCATCGGAGTTATCAGAGAGTTTTTTTGCAACTTTCTTTGCATTCTCATTCAAATCTTCCTCTTCAATAACAGAGAGTATTTTTCCATCACCGCGTTTTATGAATGACATTATAATCCTAACACCTTGTTATTCTCTAACTGAGAACCGCTTTTAATACAATTAAATAATCAAATATTACCACAATTTCATAAATATTAGCATTTACTTATGCGGAATGACTATTTTTTTGTTTTATTTTTTGACTTCCCATCAACCAAAGATTTTAATAAATCCATCATAA